TCCTTTCGCCGTGGCATCGGCCGTGCTGCACGGTTCGGTGCTCGGCATGAATGCGATCTACACGGCGCCCGGCGGCGAGCCGCTGTCTCTGCGCGTCATCCGCTCGCAGGGCAGCGAAGTCGAGGGGTCGGCGATCCTGGACAAGGACGTCGTCGCCATCCAGCGCGCCGACGTCCAGTTGCCGGCGCGCGGGGCGCGACTGCAGCTGCTTGGAACGGTGTCGATCGGCGGCGCGGCGATGACCGATCCGGTGCTTCGCATCAGCGGCGATCCGTTGCTCGACGAGGAAGGCGTGGCCTGGAGCTGCGCGATCGCGCTCACCTGATGCTGCGGCCGACGATCGAGGTCCCAGACTTTAATACGGTCTTGGCCGATCATCTCGGTGACATCGCGAGAGACACCACTGACGCTATGCAATCCGCCGCACTGAGAATGAAGGCGGAGTGGCGCGAGCAGGTGATTGGTGCCGGACTGGGCGGCCGCTTGGCCAACACAATTCGCGCCAATTTGTACCCTAGGGATGACCCGAAAGTTCGGGCGAAGATTTCCCTAAATCCGGCCGCATACGTCTGGACGAAGGCGCCGAAAATCATTGATGCGTTCTCGCGCGGGACGACGATCCGGCCACACAATGGCGGCCGGTATCTCTGGATCCCGACGAAGAACGTTCCCCGTCGCCAGTATCGCGGCGCTCGGCGAATGTCCCCTGACGAAGTCGAACACCACTTCCAGGCGAAGTTCTTCTTCGAAAAGGGCGATGGGCGAAGCTTCCTGGCGTTCATCGAAGTGACTAGGTCAAAAAACCTGCGCACCTGGCGTCAGGATACCAGGAGGCGGCGTGCGCAGGGGCGCAGGGCGCAGGCGGTGCTGATGTTCACGCTGGTTCCCAGCGTTCGAATACCCAAAAAGCTAGATCTCAATGCCGTGCTCTCTGCCGGAGAAGCCGAGTTCGTCCGTGATCTGACCATGAGGATAGGCCGATGACGTCTCGCCGGCTCGAGGTTCTTCAGGGCGTGAAGGCCTTGGCGCAGCGCGCGCTGCCCGGCAGTGATGTGGTCGGTCTCGACAACGACGCTGCCGTACCGGCCCGGCCGACGCCGGGCGGCCGCGTGATCGTGCGCTCCGGCGATGCCGGCGAACCCGAGGTCGACCTCTCTCCACTGACCTACCATTACGAGCACGAGATCCCGATCGAGCTTACCGGCTGGCGCGATCCCAACCTGTCCAGCGAGGATATCCTGGACAGGATGATGACGGCGATCGGCCAGGAGATCGAGCGGGACCGCACCCTGGGCGGCCTGACGACCTGGCTCGAGGCGCGATCGCCGCTAACCGACGACATCTATTTCGACGGCGCACCCGCCGAACATCGCGCCGACCTGACGATCGTCGCGACCTACTCGACGCTCAATCCCCTTACCTGAAGGAGCAGCCTTATGGGCCGTGCAATCGGCGCGAACGCGCGCGTCATTTCCGTGTTCGAAAGCGCCGTCGGCACCGTGCCGAACAGTGGCGCGACCTGGGGGAAGATCCCGCTCGCCAGTCATTCGCTGGGCGAGGAACGCCCGCTCATCACCAGCGACCTTATCGGCCTGGGCCGCGAGATGCAGGATCCGACGCCCGATGTCGCCACCAACGATGGCGACATGGTGGTGCCCGTCGACGTGCGCAATTTCGGTAAATGGCTGAAGCTGTTCTTCGGCGCGCCCACCACCACGGGATCGACCGGGGATTATGAGCATGCATTCGTGTCCGGCGCTTCGGCGCTGCCCTCGATGTCGATCGAGATCGGCGCGCCCGAAGTCCCCTCGTTCAGCGTGATGCGCGGCGCGCGCGGCAACCAGCTGCGCGTCGGCATGTCGCGTTCCGGCCTGCTCAACGCGCAATGCAGCCTGGTCTGCATCGGCGAGACCGATCCCGTCCCCGCCACTGTCGGGGCGGCGTCCCCGGGAGAAATGGCGGTGCTGCGATTCCCGCAGGCGGCCGGCTACGTCAAGAAGGACGGTGTCGCGCTCGGCAGCGTCATCGGCGCCGACTTCGTCTATTCGAACGACCTGGAGAAAGTCGAGACGATCCAGGCGGACGGGCGGATCGAGGACAGCGACCCGGGTCAGGCGATGATGTCGGGGTCGGTAACGGTACGCTTCAAGGACAACACGCTGCAGACCGCAGCGACGTCCGGCACGCCGATCGACCTGACGTTCGGGTGGACGGTCGGCGACTTCTCGCTCATGTTCGACGTGCCGCGCGTGTTCCTGCCGAAAGCCAAGCGCCCGATCACCGGACCGAAGGGCATCCAGGCGGTGTTCAACTGGCAGGCGAGCGGCGCGCTCGGCCACGCGGTGACGGCCACGCTCGCCAACGACGTGGCGTCCTACTGATGCGGGTCGAAAAGCGGGAGCTCGTCTGGCTCGGCAACATCGACAGCGGAGACGAAAACGATCCGCGCCCCTTCCTGCTGCCCGGCGTGCGCGTCCAGTTCGAGCCGATCGGCCGCAAGGCGTTCCGCGCCGCGAACCGTGTCTGTGTCGAGGTCTACCGCCAGAACCCCGACGACATCGAGGACGCGGGCGACGCACTGTCTGACGAACTCCTGCGGCGCGGCATCAAGGCCTGGGAAGGCATCGGTGGACCCGGGAGTGCCGACGACGAGGATCTGCCGGTCACGCCTGAGAATATCGAGATGGTGATCGCCGATCCGCTGTTCTTCGCTGCGGCCGACTTCGCCTACGTCGCCCCGTTTGTCGCCAGGCAGCGGGAGGGAAACGTATCCGCTCCCTCGCCGAGTGGCACTGGGGCGGGGGAGACGCCGGGGGACGATATTGCCAGCTCACCTGCCGCGCCGCCGACAACGGCCGATGCGAGCCCGACGATGACGGCGAAGGATGCCCCTACGTCGCCAACGAGCCGCAGACCGAAGAAGGCGCGGAAGTCTGGGAGCTGATCGCGGGCTGCGGCCGCCAGCTGCGCGCCAGCGCGGGCGGGCCGTTCGGCCTCGACATGGGGGCGGTGATGACGATGGGCCAGGCGCTGGGCTGCGACCTCGCGCTCCTCGCCGACGTCCTGCCGGATGTGGAAACAGCCATCCTGATCGGGATGGACGATGGCAGCATCGATTAGCTGAACGGAGGCGACCATGGTGAACGCGGTCGGCATCCGGCTCGGCACGACCGGCAAGGGCGAGGTCAAAAGCGACTTCGCCGAGATCCGCAATGCCGGCGCCGGTGCGATGAAGAGCATCGCGGACGGCGCGAAGCTGGCCGGCGATGCCGGCGAGCGGGAAGCGCGGCGGCTGTCCGCCGCCTACGATCGCGCCACGTCCGACATCGAGGCGGCGGACCGACGCCGCGCCGCGGCTGCCGCCAAGCTTGCCACGGTGTCCGTCCAGACGCCGATGCAGGCCCGAATCGGATCGGCGGTCGGCACCGGCTTCGGCGATCCGACTGGTACGGCCAAGCAGAGCGCGATCTTCTTCGCCCAGATGGCGGTCGAGCAGGAGCGGCTCGAGCAGCGGACACATGCGCTGCGGGCGGCGCTCGATCCAGCCTACGCGGCTCAGGCGAGGTTCAATTCGGAGATGGCCGAGGCGCGCGATCTCGTCAGTCGCGGCGCGATCACGCTCGATATTTATTGCGACAAGCTGCGGCAGGAACGTTCGCTGCTCGACGCGAGCTCGGCCGCGCGAAGCCGGGCAACCGCGATATCCGGCGCCAATCGCGCAGGGATGCAGCAGCTCAGCTTCCAGCTAAACGATGTGGCGGTGCAAGCCGCAGCAGGCACACCACCGATGATCATATTCGCCCAGCAGAGCGGGCAGGTGATCCAAGCTCTCCAGATGATGGAGACCAGCGGATCGAAAGTCCTCAGCTTCCTAGGCGGACCGTGGGGCCTGGCCCTTACGTCTGCCGCCGTCGTTGCGGCTCCGTTCGTCGCCAAGCTTTTCGAGGGCAACAACGCGCTGAAGGAAGGCGTGGACCAGCTTAGGAAGGATGCCGCCGAAACCGATAACGCGGCCCGCGCGAAAGCCGCGTTCGCCAAGACGATCGAAGGTCTGACGCAGGCGATCCGGGCGCAGAACGAGGAGCTCAAGCGGTCCATCCAGACCGAGCGCGATGTTGTTATCGCCGGCGCGGCGGCCGCCCGGGAACGCCGCAGCCAGATCGAAGATCGCATCCAGGACACGCTGCGCGAGCTGAGCGCCGCGCAGGACGCCGTTCTGACCGCCCGCGATTTGGCCAGGGTGAGTTCGGAAGATCCGAGCGCGGCCGTCGCCCAAATCGCGAGCGCGGAAATGAAGGTCGATCGGCTGCGCAAGCAGCTCGAAGACTTGCGGAAGACCACGGGGGAGGCCGACGAGGCGATCCGGCGCGCCGATGCGTCCATTGCCGGCTTTTATGCCAAAGCGGTGAACGATCCTCTGGAACGGATCAACCAGCAGTACGACCAGCTCAAGACCAATGCGATAAATGCGGCCGTCGCACAGGAAAAATCGAATGCTGCGCTTACCAGGGAACTGACGATCCTGGAGGCGCAGCGCAAGGTTGCGCTCGAAAAGGCACAGGCGGCCGAGCGGGCGGGCAGTCGGAGCGATGCGCGCGCGATGGTGCAGTTCGGCAGTCCGGTTGCGGGCGGCGACACGTCCGGTCGGTTCGGTGAGAATCGCCCCGGCCATTCTCATGGCGGTGTCGATATTGCGGTTCCGGTCGGCACGATCGTTCGCGCGGTGGCCGACGGCATCGTCAAGTTCGCCGGTCAGCGGGGGAACTACGGCAACGTCGTCTATGTCGACGCTGGCGGCCCGGAAATCCGCGACGCCCATTTGAGCCGGATTGCCGTCGAGGCAGGGCAGCGGGTGAGCAAGGGCGACATTATCGGCTATTCCGGCGGTGCGCGCGGCGCGCCCGGGGCGGGCAACTCCGGCGGGCCGCATGTCCACCATGAGGTGCGCGTGGGCGGGCGCCCGGTCAATCCCTATGGAACCTACGGCGTCGATCCCGGCAGAACCGAAGATCGAGCAGCGGAGATTGCCGCCCGGCAGGAGCGCGATCGCGAGCAGGCTGTTCGCCGCTCCGCCCAGTTCGCCGGAATGTCCGCCGATCTCGACCGCGCCGTACTGGACGCGAAGCGCGACGGCGTTACCGACGCGGCTGCCCTGGCGCAGATGGCGAAGGAGCAGGTGGCGGTCGAGCGTGACAAGTACGTCGTCGCGCTGGACGCCAAAGTCGCGCTTGGCGACCTGACCAAGGCCCAGCGCGACGAGCTCGCGACAAAGAACGCCCTGGTGGCCGATCTCAAGATCCAGAAGATCGACACCGAGGAAGCGCGCCGGCGCGCCGAGGATGCGTTGTCCGCCCAGATCGCCGCCAACGACAACCAGCGCGATATCCTGTCGGCCCAGGCGGGGCTGGCGGATACCGCCAGCGAGCGGCTGCCAATCGCCCTGCGGCTGCTCGTTCTCGACAAGGAAGAGGAGCGGCTGCGCCTGCAGGCGATCGTCGATCGCGCCAAGGTCGGCCAGGCGACCGCGGCCGAGGCGAAGATCGCCCAGGACCGCCTCGACAGCCTGGACCAGCGCTACGACGCGCGTGGAGCCAAGACCCGGCGAGAAAACGAAACTCCGATGCAGGCCTATCTGCGCGAGATCGACCTTACCGGGGCGCAGATGAACGAGCGGCTCGACGGCATAAAGGCCGACGGCCTGCGGTCCTTCACCGATGGCCTGACCGAAGCGATCGTGGA